CTTTCCCCGGGAAGATTGAAGACTGGTATTTTCCTGCATTCCTCAAAAATACACTTCATGCTTTTAACGTCAATCATGTCTTCTTTAGAATGTGTTTTGCAATAGATACCCACAATTTCACCGGGAAGATTGAAGACTGGTATTTTCCTGCATTCCTCAAAAATACACTTCATGCTTTTAACGTTAATCATGGCTTCGCTAGCATGTGTTTTGCAAAATAGTTTTTTGTCACCCTTATTATATCCGAATACAGCATTTTTTTTACAAGACAGATGACCACATATTGTCATGTTTTATCTAAAAATTTATGTTTAGATATTCATTTTTAAATATTTTAAAAATGAACCAGGACTTTTTAATCGTCGCTATTGTCTTTGGTATATTAGCCGTTTTACTATTGATTCATCATCGAATAAAACACAACGCCGATAAACGTCTTTCACGAGAAGAGAAATGGTTTCAAATTGATGATGTTTACAACTCACATTGGGCTCATGAAAAATTTGTCTTTGTCTTTTCATTGATAGCAATTGGTTTTGGAATAGCCTATGGTTTTTCATAAATTGAAAAATAAACGAATATATATTTCTAAATAAAGATGATCGTTCCAATACCACCTCTTCAAATGCACTGGTTGAATCCACAAACCGAGTTAATTTTACTCGTAGCAATGACGATTGTTTCTATAATTTTGTTATTTGTGTGCATATATTTATACTATCATAGAGAGACATATGAAAGTGAAATGGGTGTTTATGGATAGGACCTAAACCACTTTTATATCAAAAAAGAGAAAGATGAGTATCACCTTATCCATGATCGTTAAAAACGAACAAAAAGTGATTATGAGATGCCTAGAAAGTGTGGTCAACTATATAGATTTTTTTGTGATAATGGATACGGGAAGTAGCGATGATACTCCAAATATCATCGCCAATTTCTTTAAAGATAGAGGTGTAAAAGGGGTTCTTATACAGGGAGAATTTAAAAATTTCTCATATGCTAGAAATAAATGTCTTCAACTCGCCTATAAAATCTCACCGTCAAAATATATACTCCTTATCGATTCTGATATGATACTGAAAGTAGGTGATTTCTCATTCCATCATATTACAGAAGACGGTTATTATATTACTCAACAAGACAACAAACTATCTTATAAAAATTTAAGATTGATTAAGAATGATAAAAGTTGGTACTATGATGGTTATACTCACGAAGTATTACTTTCTTCAAAAGAACATAAAAAATCTACTCTTCCACATGATAAAATCTATATTATGGATATGAGTGATGGTGGTTCAAAAAGTGATAAAATAGAGCGTGATATCCGTTTACTTCATCTAGAAATAAATGAAAAACCGACACATTCAAGGGGGTATTTCTATCTTGCGAATACCTATTTTGGAAAAGGAGATCACACCTCGGCCGAAAAATATTACCGTCTACGAATAGAAATGGGTGGTTGGATCGAGGAGGTTTGGTATTGTTATTATCGTCTCGGTTTAATCAGATTGGTGAGAGGTAATATTCCAGAGGCAATCTATTTTTTATTTACGGCAATAGAAACACATCCGCTTAGATTGGAAACATATTTTCATCTTCTATATATATTTCGACAACAAAAAATGGATATTATGTTTGATATTTTCCGCGAAAAGGCCATCAATGCTCGGAAATGTGGTAAAGAGGAAATTCAACATTTCTTGTTCTATGAATACCAAATATGTGAAATTGAATTTCCTAAATTGATCTATGAGAAAAAATGACCATTTGCAGTGAAAATCATATAAATACCCATATAATAGCCGGTGCCATTATAAGCGTACTAATCATTATTCAACTAACTATTCTTACCGGAATTCTGTCCGAGCGAAATCGACTTCGAAGAGAAATATTTAGGATAACAAGTCCAAGAATAGAATATGAATTATTGTGATCTGGTCTTTGGATATATTATGTTTGGTGCTATAATTTTGATTATTGGATGTCCAATAATCAGTATTTTGAATGATCAAAATAAAAAACGAAAATGTTATATCGCTTTCCTATCTATCAAATAGAGAGGAGATTAAAAAGATGTAAAAAGCAATTCTCTATCATGAAAAAGATTTCTTAATATCTCGCACATATTAACCTTTTTAATCTTCTCATCCAAGAGTCGAGGGTAACGTTTTTCAATATCTATATATGTAAGAATCGGTTTCAAATTTTTAACCTTTTCAGTTCCACATACTAATCCCTTACTAAGAGGATTAGTATTATCTACAATTCTAAAGAATGAAAGTTCTTTTTTCCTCAAATTCTTCTCATTTTCATTTCCTCTAAGAATGTAAGTTCCATAGTATTTAGCCTTTCGATATTTTTCCATAATCACATCATATTTTTTATTGAACAGATGATTATAAACGAAGGTTTCGGCGATATCGGCATCGACAAATTCGCCGTCCTTGAGTATCCTAATAAGGCGTTTTTTCCCCTCCAAGATACTGGTGATTCCGAAACCGGTCTTCTCGGTTGATCTATAGAAATGAACGTATACGGTATCGTCACCTCCTCCTTCACCTCCACTTCCTCCACTTCCTCCTTCATATCCAGGATCGATCTCATCCAATTTAATATATTTCAAACCGGCAGTGGATTTTTCACCTCTCATTCTACCTTGACCGGTTTTATTTTCTCCTGACAATGCTTTCCTAGTTTCTTCGAGATATCCATGTGGTATTTTTGTTTCAAGAATATAGTTATCAAACAAAGATACGATTAATTCATTGATCGGTTTCTGTTCTCCAATCTTAATTCTAATTAAAGAATCTTCTATAATCTTTTTGAATAATTCATAATTCTGAGTAGATATATAATAACGGGTAATATCCTCCCTATTTAACGGAAGCGTTCCGCGTCTAAGACTTTCTAATTTCTTATAAATATCTCCATGAACATCATCGGAATGTGTATAAATTGGAAGATATGCAAAATCAAAATAGATATCCTTTTCAGTTGAAATATAATCATTTTGATGGAAGGTGAAACGTTTTAGATGAAGAAGACTTCCCGTAATCGTTAACACATAATCGATAATACCTCGACTATCTTGAATAATCTCACGATTTATAATCATCTCTTCGATTGAATTATAGAATGTATAGTCATTTGAAATAATCTTCTTTTCTCGAAGAGTCTTCTTGAATTCCTCAATCTCAATAAAATCAACTGTCCTGAACAACTCTTGGATTTCATTTTTAACACGTTTAATCACATTAGAAGAATAGAAGATATTATATGTATTATAGATTATATCATGTTTATTTGGTCCTTGGTTAAGAGCGATACCCTTTCTGTTTGGAACGGGAAGGTCATCGGTACCACTGGGTGGTTCCTCGGCTCCCCAGATGGTAAAATATTTCTCTGCATAATCGGCAAGTGGAGTATGTGAAACATCACTGGGTAGTACATTTCTGGTATAGTTAAGATAAGCATCCCAGGCAGTAATCTTCATAAAACGGAAAATACGTTTTAAACTAATATCTTTATCTTCAGATTGAATATAATTCCTTACATCAATTGTAGCTTTTTCTAACCCACCTTGTCTTATTCGTTCGACTTCATTTTCGGATACAGCTGCCAATCGATAAATTTCAACATCTACCTTTCCCCCATCTCTTTCATAAAGTTGTTTGTGAGATTCGGCCCGAATAAATCTTGAAATAGCTTGATACATGCCGGATTCGTGCCATCCCGGGGTCATAATATATCCTCTTCTAACGTTTTTAAGATTAATACCGTCTCGTACTGCTTCTGTACCAATAATAATCTTAATATACTCACCATCGATATTGTCCTTCGAATTGAATACGTTGATCACTGCCTGAATATCTGGTGTTTCTGCAGTTAAGATAGCATATCTTTTCTTTTTCTTGATTCCGTATATTCTATCTCCTTTGATATCATAGATAGATGATACATTTTTAATCTCATCATAACCAAATATTCGTAAAAATAATCCTAAAAGTTTTGCCCCTGCTGCTACGACATATTGAATATAGCAAAAACTACTCCCAGTTTTTTCACTCTCATTTGTTATAAAATAGTGGAATTTACAACTCATCATACGCAGGTTTTCAAGACTCTTCACTCTATCTTCTGGGGTTTTACTATGAATTGCGGGGAAATAATAACTTAAACTCTTTTCTTTCACAATCCTACCTCCCTTATCTCGATATGTAACTTCGTCGTTATCCGATTTACGAAATATCATATTTTTCTTATCGTCGTAATCAAGATAAAGTTTTTCAGCTTCCCCTGAAATCATACCATTTGGAAATACGAACAAGGCACTCTGAAGAGCAGAATAACCAAAATTCTTGTGAGTTTTAGAATACTTTCGATATGATTTAAGTTGATGTTTACTCATAGTTACCATAACCATCTTAATATACGAGTCAACTACCCATTTTTTTAACTTAATCTCTTCATATGATGGTTCGAAAACCGTTTCAATTCTTCCTTCGACAATTCGTTTTTCTATTGATGGAAAAGTTTTTGGATTTCCTTTTTCATTACTCGCTACCATAAGATTATGTTTGTATTTTTCAAGATGTTCTCCATGTTCGATAATGTTGATATACTTGTTGTCAAATCTAATATATGTAAACAACCCCCTGAAATACGGTTCTAATTGTTCAAGAGTTACCATATTATAATCGATATATTCTGGGAGTTGTCTATCGGCTGGAAGAAGAAGATTAATTAGTGGTACAAAATCTTCCGTCTTATTGATCATCGGAGTGGCAGTGGCGATGATCACTTTAGTTCGTTTGGCAAGATGAAAAATTCTCCAAAAATATTCATAAACTTCTTCCATTTCTCTTTTCGTAGCGTCATCACTATTATTAATACTATTTCTAAACCAATGAACCTCATCTAAGAAAAACACACAATCCGAATATTGTTCAATAATCTGTTCGTCATTTAATTTTTCCTTAGCAAATACTTTATAAGTATCAACTGAATACCACTCGTTAATCAATCTGTTCAAATTATTTTTGATGATTTTTTGACCACCTTCCACGCCCATAGCCTTTAATATTTTCTCGTTCGTATATTCTTCTGGATCGGAAAGTTTTCTGATCTGATCTTTGAAGGCATCTTTAACAGATTTACCTGGAACAATTACATGAATACGTTTAATACCTTCATCGTTTTTCTTATAAAATTCTGCAATATTGATAATCCCACC